GCAAGGCGCTCATAGAACTTCTGCATTTGGAAAGCAGTACGAAGACTATTGATAGTGAATATGCTCGAGCTGTCAAGATCTGCATAAGATTTACTCGAAAGCCATGAAGAACCGGGCTGGGCAGTGACAGTAGCCATACCAGAACCGTTGACCGAGTGACCGGCTATGGCGGTAGAATAACCACCATTTTGATATTCCAACGAACCGCTTCCAGTATATACGCTATGAACGCCGCCATCTTCCGATAATTGAGCAGCACCTAGACTATTATTGGATTGCTGAACGAAATAGCCTGAAACAGGCGAAGGGTCGACCAGAGTAGCGGTACCGGCAAGGCCTATAGATACGCCGGGACCTTTCTGGGTCCAAGGAAGGGCGGAAGTGAAGTAATCATGACGCTTACCTCGAGGGGGGCAGGCGTATCCGGGATAAGCGCTAGTGCCTGGAGAATTGAGAACCCATGAAGGCTGATCAGAAACGCGAGAAGAATCCAATATTTCATTGGCGTCGCCTTTCTGGATTTTCACAGACTTCTGGAGATTTTCATCCCGGAACCATTCGTTCCATATGAGGTAGACAGCGCGGAATGGAAGAGCATTAATGCCGGACAAGTTGTTAGTCGTATTCACGGGCAGGCCGAAGTAATCCCAGAGACTACCAACTAGAGAATTCGAGACACCGGAAGAAGCGGAGGCAGTAGGGATGACGTAATCAGTACTATCGTCAGGATCTTCCTGTTCGAAGCAGAAGTTCTGCCAATGGTCCCAGACTAAGCGATTGGGGACGAAGAAGAAGAACCAATCGAGATAGATATTATCCATGATGGGCTTAATTGGAGTCGCCAGACGAGCGAAGTAATTAATAGACATTCTAGTGGTATCGCCAGGCAGCACTTCGTCGACGAACACTGGGATAAGCTTGCCTGAGTTGAAAGTTGTCTTATAGACGTGCGAGCGGTCGAATTTCGTGCGACGCATATACATTGCAGGAGCATCGCTGAAGCGATGACCTCTAACTCTAATTTTTCGAGCCAATATATCACCTTCTTCGAAGTGTTAACCTAATAATTAACCTAAAGAAAATTATTATTAGGTTTTAGATTATTATTGCGTCACCTACGCCAGTTACATCAAGTAAGTAACTGGCTTCGGTGACGCCTATTTCTGTATTTCTTCATTATTTGGGTCTAAAGTGTTATTTTTTTCTTGTGTTTGTTTATTACTAGAAGACTGTTGTGGTTTATCAGAGGTATGTTGGCTACCATACAGACCTTCTCGTTGGAGGTATTCGAGCGTTTCAGGATTGTTCAATTGGTTGATGAAATTCATGGGGTCGTGACCGAACTTCGCTCGGACGTAAGCGGGCAGGCTGTAGAATTCTTCACGAACTCCGGATACAAGCTCGAGCGCTGTGCTGTAATCGCCAGGGAGCGTTGCATCTCCGAACTGAAGGAATGCATACTGCGAACTATCGCCGAGATCCAGAGTAGCTATACCTTTCTGACCATCTGCATACTTGTTAACTATATAATTGATATCAGTTTCATCCTTTTCGTCCTGAACCGTGAGGGAGGGCATGGTGAATTCAATACCGCAATGGTCATGTTCTTCAACGGGATCATAAGCCGTCCTAAACTTCATAGTTTCACCTCCTTTCGCAGGCGCCTAGACGCGGCGGGCGTGGCGCACAGAAAAAGGACGATCTCTTTCGAGACCGTCCTTATTCTGATACGCTCTATATCAGTTTATCATTTAATCGAGTCTTTGTCAACATCCTGTACATAATCTACGGCGCGACCAACCAATATAGGAACGCGGGATTCGTCAGAACTTTCAATATAATAATGGCCATCAGAATCGCCAAGGTTACCGACATAATGAAGGCTGAAATCTTCAGGGTAACTATTAATAAGCGTCTTATCATCATTAACCAGTCCTTCGAAAGCTCGCAGCGCAAGCATGTCATTGTGGTAGACCTGCGGAGGGCTGAATTGTTCAGCCTTATTGTCATAAATGGAATAGAGTCTCAGCGGAACCATCTCCTTTTCTTAATGCAACTAAATACCTGCGAATCATGAGATACAGCGTAGCTGATATGACATAATAGTCATTATCAAGGCGAATAACTCTGGAATCATCAGGTTTAAGCCGGTAAGCGGCATATTTACTGCCGCGGAAAGCGTAATTGAAAGAAATATTACGTTCGCGACAGAAATTACTAACAGCTTCAAGCTCAGTAATAGGCATCACCTCGTTTCTGATTTAATGATAACACAGTCATAATACCTTGTCAAGCTTTCTGCCAAGGAAATGCTTATATTTCCCTTCCTGAGCGCGACAGCGGTCAACCAGACGCTCATAAGTATTGTTCTCCAGATTATGAAGCATCTTCTCAATACGGTTACTGCGAATATACTCCATCCAGTGAGGATGCGTTTCATCGAACTTATTGTCATAATAACGAGGAGGACGCATCTTCCTACCGTTGATGACAACGAAATCATTAGCATAACACTCCTCACCATGCTCTTCAAGCCATTTTCCGCCTATGCCGGGACGATTGGATGCAAGCATGAATTCAGGCGTACGGCCTCTATAATGCGCAGCAGCATTACTGCCAGTCTGCTTCTTCACTATGTAACGGGCGACGTAAGCAGCAGCGTCGAAGCTAAACTCACCAATAAGGTGCATACCGTATTTCCAGATTTTCGAAAAACGAGCAGAAGTATAAGTATTATAACCGTCTGTACAGAACCGAAAAACTTTGTCATCAATATTAATATTAAACAATATGTAATGGTAATGGGGACGACCATGAAGTTCACCATATTCACCACAGCCGAGGAAGCGAATACCACTGCCATACTCACGACGAAGATTTTTCATGAAAGTCTGATGAAATTTTTTGCTTAAGCTTCTGTCCGGCGGCAGATGATAATCGTCGAAGGTACAGGTAACGAAATAAGCTGAAGACGAAGTACGGGCTTCGTGAACAGCTCTGACAGCCCATTGGCGAGAGTTTTCGAGACGACAGCCAATGCACTGCTTACATGAACAACGAATGAAACGGCTATCGTTAGCAAGTTCAGGGTGAGAGGCAAGGCTGCCGTAGAAACTATAATGTTGTTTTCCGTTTTTCGTAATCGCTCCTTCGACTGGATACATGAGGATAGGATTATAACATACCATACTTATCACCTGTACCGATTGTATCAGGATTTAGTCAGAATGTCAAATCCTAAATCCACCTCGTCCTACTCTCTTGAAATTTCTGCGGCGAGATCTGGAGGTGCGCCGAAAGAGGCGACGAGAACCACGCTTAGACAGTTTTCGACGTCTCATTTAGAATCCCTCCAAGAACCGAAAAAACGGCTAGTTTTCTTAGAATCGCTCTTATTAGACATTGGCTCAACAAGCTGAGCAACATCGGCTTGAAAGTCCGAGGCTACCTTTTTAGCAGTAACAGTGTTAGAAGAAGCCTTACCTTTCAGAGCTTCGATAAGATCTACAACTTCCTGAATGAATGGGACAACGACAGTAACAATGAAAGTCAGAATCATAGTAGTTTTGTTCGACATTTAATAACACTCCTTATTTCGTAAGATAGCCAATACCGCGGAGGATATGACCGAGGCCTGAATTACCAACGCCTAACGAGTCATAGAAATCAGCTTCCTGCTTCGAAAGACGAGCATTCTGAGCCGCGAAGCTCGCGGCAGAATTAGATTGATTAGCTGAAGCAATGTTGTTCAAAACGCCAGAACTAAGGTAAGAACCCTGAAGACGAAGGTTTTCAAGCTCCAAATTCATCTTTTCAAGCTCATAACCTAGACGTTTTTCGTAAGTCTGTTCAGCGAGATTTAAGTTATTAGCCTTAATGCCGTTATCCAGAACTATTCCATGGGTCGCCTGACGCGTAGAATCGGCTTCTGCGACGTTCTTATCGATCTGAGATATCGCAAGGTGCTCGGCATTCTTCGCCTGCCGTTCAGCGGCACCAGCAGCTCTGGCAGAGTTCATAGTAGAACCGATATCACTCATGCCCACAGAAGCAGCTGAAGCTCCGGATATAGAACCGCCTATACCATTCGTTGCAGCGAGAATGGGGTTGAGACCAGCGGCACGCATATCATCGACAGCCCATTGATAACGATGCTTATA